CGGCGTTCAGTAGCGCACCGCCCGCGCCACCTGTGGCCATTGCAGCGGCGAGCAACAACATGCCTTGCACGGTATCGGCAGGAATCTGACCGCCGTACTTACGCTCGTTCATATACAACAGATCTTTAACCGTGCTGCCAGTTTCAGCAGGTACGCCAGTGTTATAGATTGTCGTGCCACCCGTCAAAGGGTCAATAAACAGCAACTGACCTTCTGCGTTGCGTTGCTGAATTTTGCTGTCAAGCGACGCTGTTTCATTTGGTTTGAGCGCTAACCCAAGCGACATCGGGTCAAGAATCAACTCACCTTCTCGTGTACCTAACCCCGCACGAACCGAATCAACTAGAACGCCTTTTAAATGGCCTTGCTCGTCGTAAAACTGCGTTGGCGTGCCTTCAAAGTTTGGTGCTAAATGCTGCGCCAAAGTGTTTGGGTCAACTAGGTTAATACCTGAATACTGAACAGGCGCTACGTCCTGTCTTTCGCCACTGTTTACGTCCAAATAATAGGGTGCAGAGTAAGCGTTTGTGAACTCGGCGTAGGACTCTGGCTGATACTGCCAGTCTTCGGTTGGGGTAAGGGCAGTCGGTAACGCGCCACCGCCCGTGTCTGGTGACAAACCGTAAGACTGACCTTCAGCGCTCGATCTGAGCGTCTCACGCATCTGCTCGCCCGTCATGCCCGAATTTAACGCAGCGCTAAATGACTCCATGCCGCTCGCGTCAGGGGCTCTGCCAAACTCTTGCTGATAGATGTCGCTAACCGTTTGCTGCCACTGATTGGCAGGCGCAGGCGCAGCGTCGGCAGGGGCTTGATAAGAGGGAGCAGGTTCTGGAAATGTATTGTCAAGCCAATTAGGGTCGTAATCGCTTGAAGTGTAACCGCCATCACCATATAGTCGTAGACCACGTCCGCCAATAGGCGTACCGCGCCCTTGAAAAGCTCTCAACGGCAACATTTTGTCTAATGCGTACTTCACGGCTGTATGCTCATAATGCCGACAAGAGACGCTGCCCAGTCTTTCCATTCAGCAAAGGATCGGCTGTCGGGAATGTTTGAGCTCATAAAGTAACCGTTACCTGACATGCCGTCTGCCCACTCGCGCCACCTGTCCTCAGTGACCACGCCTAGTTGTTGGGGCGCAAACAACTCAGCCGTGAGCGAGCACCACGAGTCCCAAGTGTGGCCGCGGGGATCGTACATCGTCATGGATTCCCCGTTGATCGCATGTCACCCACGTCTGCTGAGAGCAGGTTCAGGCCGCACTCGTAGTTGCCGTTCACCACGTTGCTCTCAAAGCGCAGGCGCATCTCTCGGCGCTGCTCACGCAGGTCAATCTTGAGCGTCGTGGGCGAGAACACGTAAGCCGCGCTCACCTGATCCACGTCAGATGCGTAGCCCTTGCCTGTGACGTACATGTTCATGTCGCCAGACTGCACAAAGTCGGGCTCCACGCGCTCGAGCCTGATGTAGTTGTTCATGCCAACGGCGTCATTTTGGTTCGGCCCACCGTTCACCCAACCAATGCTATCTGTCTCAAAGTAACTCTGGATTGCGCTCTGTTGGCTCAGGTTTACAAGGTTCGTGCCCGTCTCGTGTTGCCAGAGCGTGTAAGTATTTGAGTCATTTTCTTCATTGCCTGCCCAGATTGGGCGACGGAACACCTCAGAGAACGTGCCTGCAGCGCGACGAGCGCCTAGAGCCTCGCCCGCGTCGTACCAGATCTTGTCGCGCACGTTAAAGATGATCGCGTCGGTGCACTCCGTGGCATCACCCTTGGGGTAAAACCACCAGATCTCACCCCAACGCGGTATCTTCGTTGCCCAGACTTTCTGACGTTGCGCGTAGTTGACGTTGTCAAAGAAGTAGTTGATGTTCGTGTTGTTAGCAACCTCGCTCACAACGCCGTTGTACATCAGGAAGCGATCTACGCCGCACCAGAAGAACAGACCATCGTACTCAATCACGCTCGATGACGACAGGATTGAGCTCTGGCTCGTCACGATGTCGTAGCGCCAGTAGATCGTGCTCGTGCCCACAGTTGTAGGCGCGTAGCTCACGCGAATAAGCGAGTCAAGCGACCAGAAGAGCCCTGATGGCGCAGTCGTGCCGCCCCTGACGGGCAAGCCCTTGACGATCTTGCCCGCAGAGACGGTGTTCTCATTTGAGTCAGCAGAGACCCAGTCTTGGAAGTTGCCCGCTGAGCAGTTCTTGATCAGACCGTTGTTGCCGTACACAAAGAGGTACGGGTGCAGCATGACGCAGCCACCAGACACGCTGATGTTGTTGTTAAAAGTCAACGTCAGAGCGCCTGACGTTGAGACCGTGTTTGAGAGCGTCACAGTCGTGGAGCTCGCGCCCACAGCCACGATGCTTACCGTTGTGTTGGCAGGCACACCTGTACCTGTCACCGTCTGACCGACTGCGATGAGTGCGTTGACTGAGGCGATCGTGAACACGCTAGGCGGACCGATCACCATCGTGCCAGCAGCCGTGAAGACGCCGACCTGACTCATCGCGCCTGTTGGGAAGTCACCAATCAGCACGGGCGTGTTGAGCGTGTTGTCAATGTGCACGAGATTTAGACCCGGATGCGCAATCAGCGTCTGATTGCCTGAGCCGCCAGAGTCAAAGCCGATGTCCATCTGCCACAGGTTAAGCGCATCTACCGTGAAGTTGCTCAGCGAGATGTTGGTCGGACCTGACCCAATCCCATCATCGTCATCCGTGACCCACTCCTGTAGACCGCCACTCCAGCCTGAGTAGACGTAGTTCAGGCCATCCTCTGAGCTCATGATCATGCCGCGACTAATGCCTGAGGCGTTCTGAAAAATCCCTCGGTAGCCGCCTACCTTACGCGGGCGACCGCGCTGAAAGCGTACCCACTTGCCGTCTACATAGACAGGCGCATCAAACTGCGTGCCATCGCGCTGGATGCCCGGCTTGATGTTGAGCGAGATAACTTTTGCTGTCAAAACGCGCCTCCCGAAACACCTGCGGGCACGAACAAACCGGATGTGGTGAGCGTGAGTGCGTTTGCGCCGTTCAGGGCAAAGCCCACTTGATTTGTTGCAGGTTGGTACAGACCCGTGTTTGTGTTGCCTGTAAAGTTCAACGAGGGCGCAGCAGCCGAGCCTGAGTTAATCGTGAGCGTCGTGACCGTGCCGCCAGAAGCGCTTGATGAGTTATAGACGTTTGTGCCGTCACAGACGACTGTCAAGGTCTGACCCTGCGCAACCGTTACCGTTGCCGCACCGACCGCGGAGGTCTTAAAAGTCAGCGAGAACGCGCCAGTCGTCTGGTTGTTCAGGTAATAAATCTGAACGGTCGAGGGCAGCACGACAATCTGGTTTGAAAGCAAAACCCCTGAGTAGCCCTGCACGACGTTGGCGTACTCAACCGCCGTGAGGGTCGTGGTGCCGCCCGTGACGACCTTGGCCAACTGGGTATAAGCAAACGTGTTTGAGCGCCCATACGCAAACGTGGCGTACCCGTCAACGCCGTTTGAGACGATGACCAATGACTCAGTCAATTGAAGCTGCTGCGTAGCTGCTGTGTCAATCGTGTCTGTGCCGCTTGGGGTAAGCGTCAGGATGCCTGTGCCGCCGTTGCGCACCATGACAAACCAACCATTGCCGACCGTAGACGCTGTGGGCAGCGTGATCGTGCCTACGCCGCCTGACCAGACCAAGAACTGAGCACGGTAGGTTGTGTTTAACGTAACGCTTGAGAAGACCGAGCTCTCGGCGTATTGCTGATTCAGCGTCGTGCTAATTGCGGTCAGACCGTAGCCTGCCAAAGCCGCAGCGTTTGCCGACGAAGTACCCGCTCCAAACGTGACGGTAGACCAAGTGCCGTTGTTTGTTGTGTTATTGGTTAAGAAGATGTACTGAGCGATACCCGAGGCGATTGAAACAATTGTGTTGCCTGAGATATCCGTGACCGTGAAGGTGATTGCGCCAATGTTCTGAATCAGCACGCTTTGACCCGTGCTCACCTGCAGCGCAGAGGGCAGGTACAGCTTTAAGCTGCCCACGGTTGCGGTGACCTGAATGATTGCGGCAACAACGTCTGTGCTTGTCGTACCGTTGATTGGCCAGTCAAGCTCCGTGTCTGCCGAGATCGTCAGCGCTTCGTAGCCGATCTGACTCGGATTGATTGTCTGTCCCGTGATCGGGTTGACGTAGGTGTTGGTCATAGTTACCTCTAAGAGTCCACAGCGATTGCTGAGCGGTCACCCACGCGGGTCACGTCCTCGACTTTAAGCGCCTGCATTGCCATGTCGTACTTCTGTTGGAATATCTGACGTGCGTCGTCTTTTAGGTAGATCACAGCCTGCAAGAGTGCGCCAAAGAGCATCGCGTTGGGGGCGTTGTTTGTGATCCAGTTCGTCTGATTCGTTGAGGATAAAGGTTGGAGGCGCTGATAAATAAGCACCTCGAACTGATACGCCTGATCTGGGCTAGGCGACACGAACCAGTTGTCGTAGTTGTAATCCGCGTAGTACAGGGGCAAGCCGTTCGCGCTCTCTGCGCTGTAGTTGGTCAGGTACTCGTACTTGCGTAAGAAAACGGGCGTCTTCTCGCCGCCCGAGGTGACCGACATTGACACCGTCTTGCGCCACCGAGCGGGCTTCTGAATGATCGGGTTGCCGATCGACATCACACCTTGCGCGACCTCGATCTGTCCAAGCGTCTTGATCTGCTGAGCAATCTCAAACTCAGCTAGCGTGATAAATACAGGGATCTGAGAGACAACGGCGGCGTCGTTACGCTCGAGGTACTGCTCGATCGTAGTGACTAAGTTGTCATAAGTTAGAACAAAGCTCGCGGTCATAGCGCTACCCACAAAAGTGAATTTGAGAGCGTTTTATCACAAAGCGCTTGAGTTAACATTTTAACCTTTATCTCACTAATTTAAAACCACAATTTACCCGAGCATTGAGCCCGCCTTGACTTTAACCGCAGCAACACGATTAAGCCAGCCTTCACCGTATACAGTGAACTTTTCAAGACCACGGTAAAACGCCTCTTTCTCTTGGCTGAACTTCTCAATCAACACAACAGGGTCAGCAGCCTGCACAGCAGCCATCGTCATCGGTCCAAAGCCACCGTCAGCAGGTACACCTACAGAAGTCTGTAGTAGCTTAATTGAACGACCCGGACCGGCGTTCACACCCATATCAAAGACTAGGTAGTCGATGCCAGAGGGTAGCTCGTCGGCTCGCACAACGTCCCAGTACTTCTTTTTGTACAGGGGTTCTACATCAACAGCGGTTAGCTTACGCATATCGTCGTGGGTTACTTGATGCCCAACGTGCTGTTCCCAGTTGTACTGAGTCACGCCAAGCATGGTTGAGCCTTTGCGCCCGTCTGGTAACTTGTTGCCATCATCACGCTCGTCGTCTGTGAAGCCACCTTCACTTTTGAGCATCTGTTCAAAAGCTAGTTTCCAGTTATCAATCATTTACTCATCTCCGTGCTTGCTAAGTTAATGCGAGTCTTCGCTTGAATAATATCTTTAGGCGGTATCTTAAAACCCACCGCAATGTAGCCTACAAACCTGCCTTGCTCTGGCGGTATAGCGCCACGACACATATACGTCACGCCGTGTTTGACAACGTACTCACCAATCTTTGAGCTTGGCACAAAC